TAAAAGAAGTATAAAAAGAAACTTGGAGATTTATGGAACATCAAAAAATATTCGCAACTAATATATTCTTATTAGATAATTTTATACCACAAGTAACAGCCTCAGAGGTATCGACAATACTTACTATGAAAAAATATATTGGTGAGTTGTGGTCAGAAAGAGACTATGATGATAATTGGCAAACAAAATTAGCAAACTTACAAACAAAAAAAGAATTTAAATATTTTTCAGATTTAATTGTAAAAACTGGTAAAGATATATGCAATACATTAGGTTATGATGTGGAAGATTTAATTATTACTGATATGTGGGCAAATGTTTTAAAACACAATGAGCACCATCCTGTTCATACACACTCAAATAATTTTTTAAGTGGTACTTATTATTTGCAATCTGATAAAGGTGCAAGTATAGTTTTTCATGATCCACGCCCTGCAGCTGATGTTATAGTACCTAGAAAAAAAGAAAAGAATACTTTAAATTCTAGTTTATTAAGTTATGCTTCAACATCAAATAGAGCAATATTTTTTCCTGCATGGTTGCCACATTGGGTTCAACAAAATAAGTCAAATAATAAACGCATAAGTATAGCATGGAATATGCAAGTGAAAGGGCAAGTAGGCGAACATCATGAATTCCAATCAGCACAATTTTAGATAGATATGGACACTCTTATTATAGAGAAGAAGAATGAGGTATATCTAACCGTTGATTGTGATCCAAACATTCAACGAGAAATATCAGAGTTCTTTACATTTTATGTACCTGGCTATAAGTTTATGCCAGCATTTCGTAATCGTATGTGGGATGGTAAGATAAGATTATACTCTCAGAAAACAAAAGAGATATACTTTGGATTGTTTCCATACATTAGAGCATTTGCTGAAGAAAGAGGATATCAGATTGTTTCAGGAGAAAATGTTGAGATTAATAATAAAGTAGATAAAGAGATTGTTAAAAAGTTTTCTAATAGTTTAGGTCAAAAATTTGAAGCTAGAGACTATCAGATAGACGCAATATATCATAGTTTAAAGTTCAATAGGGCACTCCTGTTGAGTCCTACAGCGTCCGGTAAATCATTCATCATATATTCACTTATAAGATACTATTCTCATTTAATTAAAGATACCCCTAACAGTAGAATATTATTGATTGTACCGACAACCTCGTTGGTTGAGCAGATGTATTCTGACTTTCAATCATACGGTTGGAATGTAAAGAAAAATTGTCATAGATTGTATAGTGGATATTCTAATCAAACAGATAAGAAAGTATTAATATCTACATGGCAAAGTTTATATAAACTACCTAAAAAATACTTTGAACAGTTTGGTGTTGTCTTTGGTGATGAAGCTCATTTATTTAAATCTAAATCACTTACAGAGATTATGACAAAACTTGAAGATTGTAAATATCGTATCGGCCTCACTGGTACATTAGATGGTGCTCAGACACACAAACTCGTATTAGAGGGATTGTTTGGTGCCGTAAACAAAGTTACATCTACAAGAAAACTTATGGACAAACAACAACTATCTAATCTGGTTGTTCGTTGTTTGATATTAAAACATACAGTAGAAAATAGTAAGATGGTCACAAGTGGTAAGTATCAAGATGAGATAGATTACCTGGTGAGTAGTAAATCAAGACAGAATTTTATTCGTAATCTAGCACTTAAATTAAAAGGCAATACTTTGGTATTGTTTCAGTTAGTCGAGAAACATGGCAAGAATTTACATGAGATAATCAAAGAAAAGGCTGATGATGGTCGAAAAGTTTTTTATATTTTTGGTGGTGTTGAAGCAGATGAGAGAGAAGCAATAAGAGGCATCGTGGAAAAAGAAAAAGATGCCATCATTGTTGCGAGTTATGGAACATTTAGTACTGGTGTTAATATTAAAAACTTACATAATATTATCTTTGCCAGTCCTTCTAAGAGTAGAATAAGAAATTTACAAAGTATAGGCCGTGGTTTGCGATTAGGTGATAATAAAGTTAATGCTACTTTATATGATATAGCAGATGACTTAACATATAAATCAAAAGAAAACTTTACGCTAAAACATTTTCAGGAAAGAATAAACATCTATACTGAGGAAGAGTTTGACTACGAAATGCATAATATCGACTTAAAGGAATAGATAAATAGTTATATGGATAAATTAATAAACAAGGCACCAAACGATTTAACAGATTATAGAATAGTTAAATTATCAGACGGCAGCACATTAGTTGGTAGTATTTCTTTAGATAAAGAGTTTTTACGAATACAAAATCCTTTACAATTAATTACAACACCAAGAATGACTGAACATGGATTAAAAGATGATAACACTTTAGCACCTTGGGTGCCATTTACAAATGATAAAATGTTTGTTATACCAAAAGATAAGGTAATGGTTGTTTCAAGAGCTGCAAAAGAATTGGCAAATTACTATGATGTTATATTAACTAAACTTCAACAAGTAAAAACAAAAGCCTCCTACTCTCCTCAAGAAATGAATAGAATAATGGAAATTGCTGAAGAACTAGATGAAGAATTGAGACAAAGAGAAGAAGAAGAAAGCCTACTATATGATGAAACTATTACTAAAACTATACATTAGCTATAGCTCATTCTCAGGCGACTACATAGTCGATTATACACACATTCCTAGGATTGTCAAGCAATTGTCAGGAATAAATTTAAACCAAAAAAACTTGTAGAAAGGCTTGCATTTAAACACGAAATGTAGTATAATAAATTTATGAAAAAAGCAAAAGAAAAACCACATTATGTAGATAATAAAAAGTTTTTAGAAGCGATGATAGAACATCGGGACAAATGTGAGAAATCTGAAAAGCAAGGAAAAACAAAACCAGTAGTTACGAATTATATTGGTGAGTGTTTTTTAAAGATTGCTAATCACTTATCTTATCGACCGAATTTTATCAACTATACTTTTAGAGACGATATGATTAGTGATGGTATTGAGAATTGTTTACAATACATGAATAACTTTAATCCAGAGAAAAGTAAGAACCCCTTTGCATATTTTACACAAATAATTTATTACGCATTTATTCGAAGAATACAGAAAGAGAAAAAACAAATGCAAATAAAATCTAAATTAATTGCTAATGCAGGAGTTGAGAATATGATGGATCAGTTAGCAGGTGATGACGCTCAATATCAAAGTCAATTATTAGATTATCTACAAAAGAATTTAAAAGAATAAAAACTATATGAAGATAGCCTTACTGAATGACACCCATTTTGGTGCCAGAAATGATAGCAATATATTTGATGAATATTTTTATAAGTTTTATGACAATGTATTCTTTCCTTATCTAGAAAAGAACAATATAAAAACACTTATTCATTTAGGTGATATTGTAGATAGAAGAAAGTATATTAATTATAGGATTGCTCATAACTTTAGACATAAGTTTATGAATAGATTATGGGAAAATAAAATTGATACCCACATACTTATAGGTAATCATGATATCTATTATCGTAATACGAATAAAGTAAATGCTGTTCAAGAACTATGTACAGCACCTGATGGTATAAATGAACCATTTATTTACGAAGAGCCTAAAGTAGTAGATTTTGATGGCACTAAAATTTTAATGATGCCCTGGATCAATTCAGAAAATCAAGCACATTCCTTACACATTCTTAACACAGCAGAAGCTGATGTATGTATGGGTCATTTTGACCTAAACGGATTTAGAATGATGGACACCATGGTACAGACACACGGATATGATAAATCAATTGTATCAAGATTTGAAAAAACTTATAGTGGTCACTTTCACCATAAGAATGATGACGGTCAAGTTTATTACTTAGGCAGTCAATATGAAATGACATGGTCAGATTATAATAATCAAAAAGGATTTCATGTATTTGATACTGAAACTAGAGAGATTGAATTTATAAAGAATCCACATACAATATTTAAAAAACTTATGTATGATGATACTAAAACAAATTACGATAAGTTTGATATAGCAGACTACAATCAAAAATTTATTAAGTTAGTAGTTGTCAATAAAAAAGATAATCAAATGTTTGACAGACTGCTTGATAGAATGTACAAAGACATAAGCGTACATGAATTAAAAATATTAGAAGATTATTCTGACTTGAGCCATACCAATGTAAGCGATGATGTGGTAGAAGGATCCGAAGATACAATCACACTAGTTAATAATTATGTTGACCAGTTGCCAGTTGATTTAGATAAAGACAAGTTAAAAGTTATGATTAAAGAAATGTATATTGAAGCACAAGATACAGAGGTTACAGAATGATAAAATTTAAAAGAGTAAGATATAAAAACTTTTTAAGTACAGGCCAACAATTTATAGAAATAGAGTTAGATAAGTCTAGCACCACAT